CGTATCGTGAAGAAGTAGGAGTTATCATTATGAATACTTCTAGACAAACTCAAACTATTACTCTTGGTGAACGTATTGCTCAGATTGTTCCTAAGAAAGTTGAACTGTTAGAAATAGTAGAAGATGATCTATCAGTTGCTACTAAGCGAGATGGCGGCTTTGGTCAGAGTGGACATCAGAGTAAAACTAGACGAGATTTCCAAGCTGGATTACCTCAAGCAATGGTGCCACCAATTAGTAATAAGCTTACTCCGTTTAATTTTATGTAGAATGCTATACTATAAAGGAATATCACTAGGCAGATATTACATCTGCCTTTTTTAATAATTGGAGATAAAAATGAAATATCACTTTATATATAAGACTATTAATTTAGTTAATAATAAATATTATTATGGTAAGCATTCTACTAATGATATAAGTGATAATTATTTAGGTTCTGGAAAACTTTTAAAAAAAGCATTAACAAAATATGGACGTAATAATTTTACAAGAACAATACTCTGTTATTGTGATACTGAAGTCGACGCATATGAATTAGAAGAATTAGTTATCACTGATATTGAAATTAATGATGCTATGTGTTATAATTTAGATTTAGGTGGTATTGGTTGTATGTCAGGTAGACATCATTCTAAAGAAACTAAAAAATTAATAAGCACAAATAATGCTAAACATTATTTTGGTAAAACTTTTTCACGCGAACATAAAATAAAGTTAAGTAATGCGCATAAAGGTAGGACTGGCGCATTAAGTTCTAAATATGGAACTAGTTGTTCTGATGAAACTAAGCGTAAAATGAGTGATATTAAATCGGGAATCAAACATCCAAGATGTAAAAAAATAGCACAATTAAATAAAGATACGTTAGAAATAATTAAAATTTATGATTATATTAAATTAGCCGAACAAGATGGATTTAATCCAGGGCATATATGTTCTTGTTGTAAAGGCACATTAAAAAGTCATAAAAAGTTTAAATGGAAATATTTAAACTAATAAAGGAGAAATATTATGAAATTTGAAATTTTAACTGATTTAACCACTGAAGGAACTACTGTCATGATTGATGGTAAAAATGTTGGCGATAAAAGAAAAGTTGCTAGCATATCATTCTTTGCTGACGCACCGAATAAGAAATATAGCGATGATGGATATATGTCATTGTCTGTTATGTCATTTGATGATGAAGGCAATATTAAACAAGAGCGATATGGTCACGATAAAGATATAAATGAGAACATTAAACCTATTGGTATTTCTGATAATGTTACGTTTGAACAAAGTGATGTTGTAAGATTCCTAGGCGATGCTATAGATGCAGAAAAAGTAAAATTAGTTGATAGTATTTTAAAACTATCTGCTGAAAAGAAGTTGGTTTGTCCTGAGAGAGATACTTTGTTAAATAGAAGTATTGAAAGTCTTAGAGATAAAGCTGCTGATCTAGGTCTTACTTCAGCTGAGGCTTAAATATAACATTACGTAATACTAATACCCCTATAAGTTTTATGTGAAAGCGTTTCCAATAACTATTAATACAATAGTAAATTTAGAAGAGTATGTCGTCCTGATATGCTCTTCTTTTTTTTTATACTATACTATGAAGGACATGTAAATGTCTAAAATAGGAGAATAATATGAAATATATATTAGTAGATGAAGCCGTAACTATTACGCCTCCAAGTGGTTTATATTTAGTTGTAGCTGATATTGAAGGAACAGGAACAATGACTATTGAAGATAGTAGTGCTAACATATTAGCGAATAGTCCACTACCACAAGTGTTCGCATTTCCAATTACTATAACAGCTAGTGGCTCATTACACGTTATTGTAAAACAAGCAGGTGGTCAAAGCGCAGGTGATGTATTTGATAGTAATGGTAGCAATGGACATTATCCTGGTAGATGGGGTAGTGGTGTGGGCAGCAGATAATGTTTACTGGGCGGCAGAGAGCTGCTAACAAACGTAAACGCGATGTTCGAGTTAGAGCTAAAGCTAATTTGAGTAGACAGAATTATAACAAACCTAAAAATTCAAAGATTAAAGGAAAATAATATGGACATGTTAAAAATAGTTAGAATAGAAACACATCCTGAATTTGGAACATTTGGAGTTATGATATTTAATGGCGCAGCATTCTGCGTCACGTTAGAACCTTACTCTAGAGATAATGCGTCCAATGTTTCATGTATTCCAACTGGGCAGTATATCTGTAAACGATATAGCTCACGGAAGTTCCCAGATACATTTGAAATCACAGGAGTACAAGGTAGAACGTATGTCTTGTTTCATTCAGGTAATGTAGATGAACATACTGCTGGTTGCGTATTATTAGCGTCTGAGTATGGTAAACTAGGTAATGAAAGAGCGATATTGAATTCTGGTAACACATTTAACAAGTTCATAAATGACTTACAAGGTGTAAACGAATTTAAATTAACGATAGTTGAAGAGTTTTAATTGGAGTATAATGATGTCAAATATTAATTTAAGAGAAAATAATGAAAACACTCAAATGGCAATCATTGAGGAGGAGGTAGGAGATTTATCTCCTCTTCTTTCTATGTACCCAGAAGAGGCGCTACATAAGTTAATTAAGAATAAAGATAAGCTAGCTAAGATATCTAAGATGTTTGAATCTGGAATCTCTACTGTATCTACTTCTGTTATGTTAATGAGATGTAGTTCTGATGACTGCCCTTATAGACTATCTTGTCCACTATTAAAAGCTGGACTCGAACCTGAAGGATATGTATGTCCTATTGAAAAGAAACTTAGTAATGAATTAGAGCTGACGCTCTGTGATGATTTAAATATAGACCCACAGGATACTGTAGAAATGGAACTATTATTTGACTTCATTGACGCTAAGCTATTAGACATGAGAACGTCTGGTATGTTAGCTAATACTAGTTTGGTTCAAGAGATCACTAAAGAAGGTCGCGGTGGTGCTACTATGAGTAGAGATATTGCTCCTGAGTTCTTAATAAAGATGGATTTAAAGAATCTAAAATCTAAATTACTTAATGAGTTTATGGCTACTAGATTAGCTAAGAAACGCTATGGTATCCAAGGTACTAATAGCATGGAAGATATTATTAAGAATGCGATGATGGGCGTAATATAATGGAACCGCGCGATTTAAAATATGACACATTTGATATGAGTAAGTATCATGAATATATTCCTAACGAAACATATGCGCATCATTATGATAAAAGTATGTATAAAAATGATAAGTTTTCTGGGAAAAAATTACAATATGGTACCGGAGCAGCAACCGGTATCACTTTTAATAAAACTGGTGATATTAACATTGAGTATATATATGCTGGTGATCGCCAACGATTTATTAAAGAACATAATACAAATAGCGCAAGGACATATAAATCATCATATAATGAATATCTATCAGCTGAACGAAATTCGCAAAGTAGACATAATATGGTGGCTAAAGCTGAATCAATTGAAAGAAGCAATCAGTTAAATACTGATACTACTAATCCTAATAATCGTAATAAAAGTGAAATACAAAAATTAAAGAGACGATCAAAAGGTCAACCAAGAAAGAATAGCGTCAATAATCAAAATAGTAGAAACTATAATGTTGCTACTACGAGTAAACCAATTAAAGTTAATTTACATAATGTAGATGAGCGCGCACCATGGTATAACGCTAAAACTGATTATACTGTTAAACGAGAGAATCTTAAAAAACCTGCGTCGCCTGATAAGCGAGCTGCTAATCTTGCTAAGAATCATACTACTATTGGTAAAAATGTTACTAAAACACCTAAAGGTCAAGCTGCGATAGACCCAGTTAAACATAGTACGTTTAAGAAAAACCTAGATCACTATCCTAAGATTAAAGCTGCTAGAAAAGGTATCGTAGATTTTACTAAAAGAAATAAGAATAGTGTAATCGCAGCGATTGCTTTAGGTGGGGCCATGATAGCTATATCTAAATTAAGTAGTAGTTATAACAATAATAATCACTTTGTTAAAAGTACAAGAATTACCAACATGGATAATAGAAGCGCATATATACCAAATAGTTATAAGCGTGGTTTTGATGAGATAAAATCACTAACTACTGATTTTGGTTCTAAAGTTCATTTAAATAAAACTATTAGTAAAGTTATGGTTACTGCCAAAAACTCTACTAGAAATAGTTTCCGTACTACTACTGGTAGTATTACGAATAAAAACATAGCATTGAAAGCTCACGCTAATGCTATTAATCATACGAGGTATTAATCATGGCATTCTTACAGAAAGCAGCTAACGCTGTAGCAAAAACAATGGGTCGTAATAGAAATAATAACGTATTAAAGAGTATGATGTCTAGTACTGTAAAGTTTGGCGAAGCTGGAACTAAAGCAATAGGTAGAGGCGTTAGAAAAATTGGAGCAGGTAGTAACACTGCAGGATATAATATGATATCTGATGTAGATAGCGTACTGCGTTCTGGTTCTAATAAGATAGCTAAACTATATGACGCAACTAGACCAGTAATTAAACCTATCGGATATGGTACGATAGCAGCAGTTGGAGCTACAGCTATGACTAGTGTAGCAGTTATGAATGGTGCGATGTCTGCTGCGTCTGATAGTATGGCAACTAGATATATGAAAGATTCTAGATATAGCTCTAAAGTATTACAAAATAGAGTTGGTAGAGCTAGAGGTAATGGTAGTCTAAGTATTGGTAATCACGCTGGGTTATCACTATCTTTATCTGCTGGTAGACACGGTTAATAGGAGCATATAATGCAACAGTATCAAGAAGATAGTTTAGGCGTATTAGACATTGGTAAAGAATTTGCCAAAGCCTCACTCCTACCATGGGAGCGTATGAAATATGACGCTTCGGTATGGAATATGCAAAGAGGTGGACTTAATGTTGCAGCTATAAATCCACTTAGACGTGGAGGCTTAATTAATAATGGCATGACTAGAGGCATCGCCAAAGGCATATATCGCGACCTTGGTGGGATCACTAAGAAGTTTGGATGGAGTAGCACATTACAAGGATCTGAATCAGTTAAAGATATTCGTAGTACTGTTGGTAAATTGAGAAAAGGCATAAATGTTGATTTTGATACGGGACTTCTTCAAATGAAAGATGGTATACTATCTGCGTCTAAAATGAAAATTAAAGATACATCATGGCATCAGGGTAACAAATCTAAAATAGCTGATATTGAAAGTAAGCTACATGGATATAGCTCTAAAGTTAATTCTAACTTTAGACGCATGGGTATACTTAGAACTGAAATTAGTGAGTTGATCAATAATGGACCAAATGCCGCCGATCGAGATTTAATAAAACAAAAAGTTGCGACATATAGACAACGAGCGCTATCTAATACTACAAGATCAGCAAAAGCAACATTTGGTCAGAAATTTTTTGGCGGTGGGTTCCGTTCTCAATATAAAGTAGAAGCTGACCTTACTCGTAGTTTACGCTATGCTAAAAGACTAAGCTTTGGGGCTGACGCACTTACAAAAGTTGGTAGAGGTGCCATTAAAATAGGTGCTTTGGCTGGTTGGGCTAGCGCTATGTATGCGGTTGGGTCATTAATGTATGAAGGCATTAAAATGGTTGCTAATCCAGTTGCGCAAGCTGGCGTAAGAGCAGTCGATCAAACCTTCTCATCGTTAGCGTCAATAGCTAATCCTGAGTTAGGCGGACAATTAGAATTAGGATTCTTAAGTCAAGGCGCAGCAACTGAAAGACAAAGAGCGGTACAAGCAATTTCTAAATCAAGAATTAATGGTAGAAGTATGCTAGGAAACGAAGGCGCAATGATGCACCGATAAGGAAATTATATGTTAGAAAAAGAATATCAAGAATGGTTTTTAGAAACAATAAACGATCCAGTGAAATGGTCAGAAGCATTTCTACGTAATCCAAATGATCCACAGAAAGCATTAGAGCTTAGATCTTATCAGAAAGAATATTTAAATGCTACTAAGACTAATAAAAAAATGGTACTTAGACAAGGTAGACGTTCTGGTAAAACAGTAGGACTATGTGCAGATGCACTATGGTGGGCGACAGCTCAACCTATAGCTACTCGGATAAATGAGAATGGCACAAAAGAAGTGCCGTTCACTGTGCTAGTTATGACGCCTATGGATTCTCAGATTAAAATGATCTTTGATACTTTCATACAGTTAATCGGCGACTGTGAGTGGTTATCTAGAAAGATAACTAAAATCAAAAGAAGTGATGTAAGTGAAATTCACTTTGATAATGGTTCAGTAATCAAAGGTATGACTCTTGGTATATCTTCTGCTAATAAAGGTACGTCTGTTCGCGGTCAGTCGTGTAATCTTTTATTCATTGATGAGGTAGATTTCATACCTAGAGATATTATGGAAGAAGCAGTACTACCGATTGCTGGTACTGATCTTACTACTAAGATTAGAGCTTGTTCTACTCCTTCTGGGCAACGTGGTCTTTACTATGACTGGTGCACTAAGAATCTTGAAATTGGTTGGTGGCATTTACATGTACCATCGTGGCATCCTGATAATCCATCTTGGACTACAATAGAACAAGTTACGTCGACTGGTAGACCAATCCAAGAATCTACTGAGTTTGAATTCAAATCTATTATGTCTGATGGGGCATACCTTAGAGAGTTTGGTGCTGAATTTGGTGAAGAACTTCAAGGTGTATATAAACATAAACATATTGATGATTGTTTAGTTGATTACTTCCCAGAGTACGTATCTGATGACGTAGATATATTTGATCCTGGCTTTGAACAGAATCCAGGTAATAAGTATATTATTGGTGTTGACTGGAATACATATAAGAATGGAGGTCAGATTGTAGTTATTGAATACTGCCAACAACCTACGTTTATTGAGTATTATAATCATGAAACTCAAGAGGACGTTAAGATAGACTGTACTGGTAAGATACGACTGTTCTATCGTAAAGGAGTTAAAGCTAAAGATGCTACGCAGCGTGAGACTCGTAAAGAGATTATCAGATTAATGACATATTATAAGATAGACTTTGTATATGTTGACTATGGCGCTGGCGATACTAACGTTGAAGAACTTACTCATTATGGTAGAAAGCATCCTGAACTTGGTATGGCTAGAAAACTACATGTAGTTGACTCAGGCGCATCAACAGAACACTATGACCCTATCATTCAAAAGAAAGTTAAGAAGCGTAATAAAGGTTTAATGATTAACCAATCTGTACTTGCTAATGAAGAAGGTAGAATGATTCTTCCAAAAGAGGAAGATGAACAACATAGACTTATTGGGCAGATGCGTGGATATATAATCAAGACTGTTACTGCTCGAGGTGACTTCACATATGAAGGTGAAGACCACGTATTAGATGGATTCCATTTAGCTGTATATGGCTTCTACCATCAGTTTGGTATTCTATTAAAAAGCTCTTATGATAATAAGATTAAGTTTATGAGAAATCCTAGATTAGATACGTTTGAGGGCAGAGATACTGCTTCTCCAAAATCTACTATACTAACTAAAAATGATAGGCCTATACGAGATCCAGAAGCGCCACCGTTATTTAGTGGACCAAGGATGGTTGGTGGGAATAAACATTCCAGAGGTTCAAATGTTTTTGGAAGTGGATTTAGGAGACAAATTTAATGGCTGATGATACTAAACTTAATGTAGATGATTATATTGGACAAACTATAAATGAATCGGACTTACAATCACTGATTGATGGTGGACAGATAACCTTTCCTCAGAAACCAGTGAATAGTCCAGCGTCTGTATCACAAGGATCAGATAGTCCTTGTGAAGGCGATAAAGATGGAGCTAGTAGTAATCAACAACAAGCAGATAATAGTCTTGCTGATATGATCGCTAGTGTTAAAGAGAATGAAAGTTTAATTAAAACACTTGAAGACATGAGAGATGATATGACGGCTGGTATGCGTATCGGTCCAGCTAATGATAGTATTGGGAAATCTGCGGCTATAATAAATGGCGATGGCGACACTACTATACATAAGTCTACTTTTGATAAAGCTGAAGCTATATTAGATATTTACTTTCCATATATATCGCCAGGCCATATCCCTCAGTTAACGCCATTAATTGGTGATACTAGAATATTAAATAACTTAGAAAACTGCCATGATATAACTAAGGCGGCATTTGAAGGATTAGAATTCGCTGAAGCTGGGACTACACCTGAAGAAGTACAAGCATCAATAGATAGATCTACTGATGAAGATATTGCTAATTCTCAAGAAGCATTTGAATCCCAATTAGCAGCTACATCTATGTATCTTATTAATAAATTGTTTTGGAATTATATCTGGGCTAGGATGTGGACTTCTATATTTAATATGATTGAGAAACTAGTTTGTAAACCTGTCGATATGATAATTTGGACGGTTCGATTTTGGTTCTGGGTTCTGTTATTCTTCAAACAAGGTAAAGATGTATGGTATCGATTTGGCATAATGCATAAGTTAGTTAATAAATTAAAGATGATTTTCTTATGTAAAATACCACACGCAGCATGGAAAGATTATACGCCTGAGCCAAATATTCAAATTTGGTATAATAGTGGAGGCGGTGGTAAAATGCAACCATTAGTTGGCATCTGTTCTGATGCTGGGTTAGCATATTTTGAAAATTGTGGTAGTTCTATTGCTCCTGATGCAAGACCGGTTGAAGAAGAAATAGTTAAAGACGAATTAGCATTTGATGACGATAAAAGTAAGACTGCTGTGGCAGACGCATTTGAGAAATTTGAAACTGATGAAAAATTAAAAGAAGAATCTAAACCAGATAAATGCGATAGCTATTTTGAATTTATGAAATCATATGAAGATCTATCTGATGCGCCAGCGCCTGGCGTTACACCTGATTGTGTCGAAGCAGCTAAGAACGTATTAGTAGCAGCATATAATGATGCTCGATTTAATAATAAATCTAATAACGAATAAGGATATGATATGGAAACAGTAAACAATAATGGTTATATATCAGCTGGATTATTAATGAACAAAACTATTAGAGAGATGCGCGAACACGTTGAATTTGAAAAGTTTGTTTGTAGAATGTTAATTGATAATGATGATACCAGAGCTATGAGAGATAAAACTGAAGAGCATCCTGATAAAATACATAAGTTTATCTACAATAATGAAAAGATAGAAAAGCATACAATGAAAGGTAAAATGGACGCTATTGGAAAATCAGCGTATATACCTCCTGCTGATAATGCTGAAGATTCTAACGAACCTAAAAATTCAATCGAGGATTAATATATGGCTATAGATAAAGCTCCTAATAGTGATGAAGAAAGAGATTATGAATTTTTACACAAAGTGAAATCATTAACTGATAATGTTGGTACCGCTAGCTTTCAAGGTGTTAAAGACTTCTCTAATTATGTTAGCGGTAATCAAAATGATTTGATGGATTTACTATCAGATTTAACATATAATATTGATACCCCAATATTAAAATTATTAGCTAAAGATATGATTGGTGTTCTTGGTTCATTCTATTTAGATGATTCTGCTATGTGTTGTTTGATTAGAAACATATTAATACAACTAGGTTTACAATCTCAGTTAGAAGATTATAATAATTGGGTACATGAACTAATTGATAACGATGGTCGCGGAGTTGATGGTATATATATTAACGAAGATAACTTTGAACTAGTTGTAGATGAAACTAAGTTTGGTCAAGTTATTAATTCGCTTATTGTTGTAATAGATATTATCTTAACATTTATTGATTTTGATATTAATGATTTAATAATGCCCGCATTTGATTTCATTAGAACTATATCTGAAGCTGTAGTTGGATTCGTTTGTATCGCATTACAAGAGATATTATTCACACTAAGAGATGGTACTATTAATTTTATTATACAACAAATTGATGAAGCTGTTGGTACTGATAGCTGGGCTGAATGTCTTCCGTATATGGATTTCATTGGTATAATTAAAAAATACATTCATGACTATGGTATGACTAAACGATTACAGATGCTACTTGAAGGTTTCTTAGGTAATTTATTTAATAAATTTAATAAAGCTAAAAAAAAGGAATTAGCTAAGAATGTAAAAATTAAAGAGTTCTTAGTATTAATTAAAAAGATTCTAGAAAACATTAAACAAGCAGTAGTTAGCTGGGAGTTCTGTATATTTCTATCTAATGATCCAGAAGTAGATGGCGAAGTTAGTGACGATGATGGTAATCCATACTTTCACTATCTTAAAGATATACTAACTGACCCGAATAATACATCTGGTAAATATGGCGCTAATGACTTCATCTTTGCTGATGATAATACTATACTAAATAATAACGACAATGGTAACACAGGTACTGGACCAGGTAAGAGTAATGAAGATAACTCGCAGAATTCTGGAAAGCCTCCAATTGATGATGAGATATTAGCATTCTTACAAAACTACATGGGAATGTCTAGTGAACGAGCAACTGGATTAGTATCAGATAATGGTTTAAATACCGGTGACGGTTCAAGTGGAACATCAAGTTCTTGTGGTTCAGTTTTACAACCAGAAGATATTAGTAGTATTTTAGATACTATATTAAACAACAGTAGGATTGGATAATGGGACTTTCAGAACTTTTTAAAGTAAATAGATTCACACATAATGATACGTCTGACTTCAACTTGAATGGAGATATTTCTGATGCGACAATTAAAGATCCTTCTCTTAAATTTAGCAAACCTAAGTATGTAAAGAATGTTAACTATAACAAGATGTTACATAACGTGGATTGGGCTGATTCAGAATACGATTTAAGTACGATTGCTAACGCAGTTCAAATTGATGGGCTGCTTAACAGATCAGTTAATATATTCGTAGAG